TTATTGTATGGACTAGAAATAATAGAACTAACAATACTATTTCTTTTAGCAGAGTCTTTTGTGCTATACAACGAGTTCCATAAGTCAACAACACTTCCTTGTTGTTCTTTAAATATTTCTGAAGAAGTAAGATCAGGCACAGCTTTAGTGGTCTCCTTCCTAGGCAGTTGTTTTTCTAACTGCGTATCTAAGAATTTTTCTGCCGACTCCATTTGCTTCTTACCAACGCTGCCACTAAAGTCAGGACTAAGCCTACCTGAACCAGGTTGGTTTGGGTCGTCTACTAAAAGAATAGTGTTGGCATCTTTTTTATTAGGGTCTCTTGTAAATGTAAAAGATTTTCCGTTTGAAGCAATACCAACAAAGTTTGTTAATATACTACCAACAGCCCTTGGGTCAACAAGCTGAGACTTAATTATATTTTTCTTCATACTTTCAAACTCAGGCATTTGCCTAACGTCATCAAGTGAACTATACGCACCATTTGTTGTTAAATAAGTCTTTGCAAAATTAGAAACCTCGGCATTAAAGTTATCCAGGTTATACTTATTTACCTGGTCAGAAACTGCAAAATTTAATTGGTCTATTGTTGTAAAACTTCCAGGGGTTCTGTCCATCGTTCTAACTGTCTTTCCTGCAACTTCTTTATCAATCAACTTACCCATGTTTACCTGACCATTGGTGGGGTTTATATACGCCTCGTGGTTTGAAAAGTTTGCAAAACCCTCAAGCTCTGACATTTGCCATTGTTCTTGTGTTGCAGACAAGCCACCCTCAAGCCTATCCATCTTTACTTTATACTGTGCCTGATATTTTTTAGAAAGGTTAAAAAGTTTTGACGTACCCTGTGTTAAATTAGCACGACCAATGTTGTAGTCCTTTAACTTTAACTGACCCGACTTTAAAAGCTTGTCCTGCATTAAACGCATTTCTTGTGCGTTGTTAGCGTATGTCATGGCAAACTCATTTAAGCCTTTATGCTCACCCTGAGGAGCTTCCGAAAGTGTAGTGCTTAGTTCTGTGGTAGCGTCATTGATAGCCTTCCTTTTGGAGTCTCTAATTGTCTGAACCTCCTTCAAGGAGTTCACCATGTTGGAGGTTATCTCTGACCAGTTTACCTGACTGTTTGCATCCCTTTCTGCGTACTTATAATATGTTGCCATTTATATTTTTCTTTTATTACTTAGGATACCTAATACATTAAATGGATCAGTATTTGATAAATCTTGTTCCTGAACTAAAGACTGATCTTCATCTTCTATAGGACTCATTTGAACTCCAGTTAAAGCATTATTAAATAAAGCCTGCTGTTGTACACTACCTCTATTTATAAAACCCTGTGGGTTAGCTAAAAACGAGTCTTTATTAAACTGAATACCCTGCTTTCCTTGAGCTTTATTGAATTGATTTATAAAATCTGGATTGTTTTTCTCAATCTGAGTGAATGTTGATTTATTTAAAACTCCCTGTCTACCTTCTGCTCCTGATGCTTTTCTATATCCTGAATTAATACTTGTTCCAAATAAACCTTTACCTTTACCTGCTCCTTTCATATAAGCCTCTCTACCTGCCCTATTGTCTTGTCTATATGCCTTGTCGGATGCCCTTACTCCTGCGCTCCTTGAAAACAGTGGTGCTGCCTCTAAAGCCTGTGCACCAAAAGCTGCTAACTGCTGAAACCCTTGTGCGGTTGCCGCTGCTGCAGCCTGACTAGCATCTGATGATGCCATTTGTGCCCCTGCAACTGCACCTAAATCTAACTGAACACCAACGTCACGAAGTCTTGACTCCTCTGCTGCTGCTGACCTATCTAATGCAGTTATCTCTTGACCCATTGCTGACCTAATTCCTTGCTGACCTTTTTGTTGTGCTAGTTGTATTCGACCAACGCCTGCTGCCGCACCTCGTTCAGACTCTCTAGCTGCCTCAACACCTTGCGCCCCCTGTACCAATAAAGCCTCACGCTCTAATTCGTAAGGTAGCTTGTTAATAGCCAAGGCGTCTAAGTAGTTTACCTCTAATTTTTTTCTAGCTGCTGCCATTGACTTTTCTGCATCTCTGTCAGCCTTTTCGCCTAATTTTCTCTGTTCACCAGCCTGAGCAAAAGACATTCCCATGCCTGCTGCCGATATTCCTAAACTAGCTATTAATAAACCTGTTGCTGGTCCTGCCATAATATTCTTTTTTTAATTATTTCTTGAGGTAGTTCTTTATAAGTGTCTACATAAACATCCGCCTCAGCTTCTTCAAATGTTTTTGCATCAGTTTTATACACACAACACCAATCACTATCTTCATGTATAAAGAATACCCTTTGCGCTCCTTCTTTTGTTTTTATAACCTGTGGAGCAACAATAGTTTCAACTAATCCTTCATCAGTCAAATAAGACACCTTGCCGCTTAACAGAAACGATGGATGATTTTGTTTGTGTATCATTGAGATTATTAAATGTCCTTTAGGCATAAATAACTCCCTTGTATACAAACCTCCTTCAAGATGTTGTTTTAAGGGATACATATCAGACATCTCTCCCTCGTATTTAGTACCTGCCTTATGCGTTAATGTACCCGCTATAGAATCAACTTGTTCTTTAAATTTTTCAATTTTTTCCCATAACATTCCTGTGCCTTGCGGAATACTATTTAATATATGTATAGGCAAATCGTTTTCTATCATTACTTCAAAGATACTAATTTTATGGAAATGATTTCATTATCTCAGACTCTACCGCAAACAACTCAACGGCAATTGTGTTATTGTTAGTTAAAGTAAATTCTGCGTAGTGACCAAGTAAGCCATGTGACTCAGCGGTTCCGTTCTTAATAAAGAAATAATAGACTGGTGTCGTTGGAGGTAAGTTACCAATAGGAGTACCCAATGGGTCGTTCAGTGGTCTAGTTATAGTGGTGTCAACCTCTAAGTAATTTTCTCCGTTTGCAATATCCTCAACCTTATCCTTTACCTGACCTATTAGCGTAATAACATTGCTGACCTTTGTATACAACAAGTCCCCGATGCTTATAATGTTTCCAATGCTTACCAATGGGTTCACACTAAAGTTAATTAAAACTGCTGAAGGGTTTGTAATGTTTGCAAAAGTATTACTACCTATACCGTTTGCCGACCTTAAAGGATATTGAGATGAATTTGCAGGGTTGATATTAGAAGCCCTGATGTATCCAAAGTAACCGCCCTCTTTCTCCTCAAAGTCTCCAGAAGAAATAAAATTACTAGACTGCTGGTCACTGTTAAGACTAGCAGTCCATGCCGAGTCAGACTCTAAAGACAGTGTCTTAAAAATTTTGTTTATCAAAGGCTCGTCATTAAACACAGAGGTTATGGATGAAGAATAGTCAGTACCGTAGTACTGATTTCTCTTAACATTTGTATTGTGCCTGTAAAGATCTCCATTCTTAAATGTGTAGAAGTAGTTGTTCATACCCACCATAAAATCAGGAAAGTAAGAATAAAAAGATGGGAATCCTTTTACCCCATCGTCATATGTTAAAGTATAGTTTGGCATATTTATTTATTTATTTATTTATAAGTCTACACACAATCCTCCAGAACATTGTTTTATCCCTAATACTTCATTGCTTGCTATTTGCATTATTCTAAACGTTCCTGACGCAGTGTTTGTGCTTGTTGCTGCGTAAGCATAAAACCCATCTGCTAGCCCACCAACAATTTCGTTGGTATCTGCTAGATTAGAAAAGTTAGTGCCCTGAACAGTACTAAACCCAGCACTTATAAGGTAATTAGTTGTACAGAAATCACTGCACACCGTGCTTAATGCTGACCTAAACATTGTATTTGTTGGAGGGCAACTTGGACCCGATAAAAGGACACCCAAAGAACCAGTCGTTTGTTGACGATAAAAGTTAGAAAACTTCTCCTTATAAAAACCATTTGCAACAGGAGAGCTTAATGAAATATTTGAAAATATCTCAGAGGTTGTACTAAACTGATCACCCAAAGCCATAAAGACGTTTACGCTTGTACTTGTTACGCAAAACAAATCACTTGCAGAAGTTACATTATATTGTAGTGTTATTGTATTCTCCGTGCATCCAGAACAAACCTGTTGATCAAGTAGCTTGCATCCAACAAGTTGCCTAGATATTACACCATCAGAATACCATCCGTCAGCAGCACAAATTGTTAAATCCGCATTGGTAAATACCCCCGTGGCTGTTGACAGCGTTGGACCGTTTAAATAAATATTTACATAATTTGCCATATTAATTGTTTATACTAAAGTTTAGTAAAGTTAGTATATATTTTTTTCTTTCTATGTCAAAACTAATTTTAACAAAAGTTATTTTACCAATTCTTAGTAAAAAGTTTATCTTGTTATTTTTTTTTGCGTTTGCTTTCCAACTATTTGTATACTTCATAATTATATTTTAAGGTTCCACACTACAATTACAGCATGCATCAAGAGGGCTAGTTGTTGAGTAACAAAGTTGCAACAACACAGGCTTTCTGTAGTCATATATTAGGTACAGGTAATCGCCTGTATTTCCCGAAGGCATTGTAAAATCAGAACGGTATGTGGACGGTGCTCCTGTTGCATTAATAACACCAGTCGTAGACGCATTTATTAAGTCCTGTATAGCAGCAGATGTATTGGCATACAGTGTCCCACTCCTTAAATATTTAAAATTATTTGGTGGGTTAGAGAACACGAACGTATCGGTTGGCGCAATCTTGTTAGATATTATTGAAACAATAGCACCGTCAGCAGGTATAACACCTGCTCCCTGAGGTCCTGACACAGAACTGTACTGAGAAACGATAGGGTAGCTAGGGTAAATGTTAGTTATCTTTAACTGAACCTGCTCTTGATGTAAAGGAGAAACAAAAACTCCGTCAACCCATCGATATTCGTTATGTATAAACTTACCTCCGTCAAAGCTATCAGACACAGATACTTGAATAATTTCTATAGTTTTAGCAGCAGGACAAGAAACGTCTAAAGTTACATCTGCAGCAACAGACCCTGTAAGGGTAAGCTGAAAAGTTTCAATTAAAACCTTGTCTTTGCTAAAGGTAATTGTGTTACTGCCTTCTACTAATGCTGTTGTAGTGGTCGTGCCGTCGTATAAAGTTTGTGCGTTAAAAGTTCCTGTCTGAGAAAACGCAACATTAACAATGATTGTAACCTCACCAACTAATTGACTGACATTAAAACATAACACCTTGTCTGTCAGGCTATAAGGAAAAAATTGATTAACGCCACAGTCAAAACATTTTACATCAAATGGAAGCGCATCGTCATTAATAGAAAACACATACTCTCCCATATAAGGATCGTAACCACCAAGCTTCTGAGTATTTGGTGATGATATAAACCTATCCCTAAACCACGAACGCATACCTGCCTCAGATATTACTGTTAGCTGCTCATTTGAATAAGCACTACCAGTCAATTGAATTAATGCTCCCCGTTTTTGGTCAGAGAAATATTTATTATATCCATATACCGCAAAACTTTCTGGATTGGAGCTTATACCAAACTCTTCTAGCCTAGCAATCTGAGTTCCTAAAACCTCTGGTACAGAAGCAATAGAACCACCTGCGGCAGAATCAGAAAGTAAATTTTTACCTGCTAATACGTATGATATTTTATCCTCCTGCAATGTAAGAATGTCTGTACTTCTTGCAAATAATTTTTGTATTGGTCCAAAAGATTCCTCTGTTTTCTTAAAGTTTAACAACCCTAAGTTAAACTCATTTAGTTTATTTACATTACTTTCGTCATTATATATACCGCTGTAAGTAATATCTGAAAAACGATCTGCCTGCCTGTAGTCCTCAGAAGAGGTTGTTGTAACCCTATTTCCTAGCAACAATGAAGCACCAATTATTGAGTCTCTAATTTTATAGCTTTCAACACCGTTACCAAACGCAAAACAATTAAAAAATGATGTGTCTATAATCGCAGGCTGCGTTAGCGTCTGAGACTGAATATTTCCTAAATGAGAGTTTTGTACCGAAGTACTAGTGATAACTACGTTACTAGCTAAACCAGGAACTGTAGATGCTGATATAACCATTGAGCTACAGTCTCCATTTATATTCTGTTTTGATCCCCCTGGATTAACAATTACCTGTTCTTGAATTCCTTCCAAAGTATACTCAAAAGCAATTGGGTTTAGTTCTGCAGCAGCAACACTTAAATTAAATAAACATCCTTCCTTTACAATATCAAAAGTTTCTGAACCCTCAAACCATACATCTGGTTGTGCATCAGACGGCTGTGTCTCAAAAACTATTGTGCTTTCAGTTCTAAATATTTCAAAGGTAATACAAGAGTTTGACCTTCTTTTATTTTTAGTACCACACGCTATAGTACCTGTGGTTATAAAACGTATTTCATTTGTTGTTGGGTCTTGAAACCATCTATACTTGTTAGTGGTTTCGGAACCATTTCCAAGACCAAAATTATTTGAAGCATTATCCGCTGTAGTGGTAATATATTCATTTTCAATATCTGGTCCATTACCACCAACGTCTTTAACCCCAGTGTCTATAATATTCCCAATGTTATCACCGTTCCACCATTTAATAATATCATCGTATTCTTGAGACGCAGTAAGCGTGGCTTCTAGTCTATACGTCCTACGTTCACAAGATAATTGCCCTGAGCCCGAACCCTTTCTTGTAAAGTCAAAATCTATTTTTATTCTACTTCCTGCAGGTATATTAAAAGGAGCAAATAAATTTTGGTTTCCATTCCCACTTAGACCAGTATAAACACCAAGCACTGTGGAGCCTGCTCCTCTAGAAACAGAGCATTGCTTACCTGGTAATATAAATGGGTTGTCTCCTAAATTAACAGAAAAATCCTGAGCCTTTATTTTCATGTAAGTACCTGCAGGAATAGAAATGTCAGTGTTATCAGAAGTTTGAGGAGGGGGAGTTAAAAAGTCTGACTCCTTAGCACCCTTGTCTAAAACAGTTGCATATGCACACCTAATTAATGGACCCTGGGAGTCTGCCTTCACAATGTACCTGTCACCCGTCTCAACCTTTCGTTGGTTCTCACCCTCTAATAAAAAATATGTATCATTAGTGGTAGGATCCACAAAGAACAGTTTTGTATAAATTGTTTCGTATGTTTCTGTACTAGGCTTTATAGCAAACTTATATTTTGTTGCCCAAAAAGGTGGGTTTTGTTGCACAGGTATTGTTACCCTAAGTGAGTTTTTTTGATCTGAAAACCCACAGGGTATGTGTTCACTATTGTTGGGGCTAACCAACGCAGTAGATGACCTGTTAAATTCATCCATGTAAATTATTCCTATCTCATAATCCCTATTGCTATGTAGGCTTTTTGTGTTACTTATTGTTTGAAAAGAAATCTCTGCAAAATTCCAACTGTAATACTCGTATGCATTCTGTGCTAGGGTATTTAAATCGTCTACCCTTCTCATAGATATTAGCTCAAGTCCGATTGTGGTTGAACCTGGTGTTGCTACAATACCCAAAGGTTGATTTGCTGAAGATATACCGCTTTCAAATTTTGTCCAACTAGGAGTAGACCCGCTGTCTAAAATGTTTGGTATTGCACAGTTAATTATGTCAGTTAAGGTAGAGCCCTGGCAAGATGTTTCGGTAAGAGCGTCGCTACTGTAAACAGGTTTTATTGTGGATGCTATACCTATTTTTTCTTGGAAGTCTACGCTTATAGCTAAATCATATACGCTAGTAAAAGCCTGTGGCAATACATAAGAAAACGTAAAGTTTGTTGTTGTTGTTGTTTCAGTTGGAGTGCTTCCCGCAAAAGAATTATGAACAAAACTTGCGTCAATAGAAATAAGAGCCCCTGCAACTAAATTAAAACCATTCAAGTCCATAATCAACTGAGCGTTAGTAATAGTATTACTAAACCCAAAGGTGTATCCAACATTACCAAATGTATCAACGACATCCTCTCGACCTATAAGTTTTGAGATTAATTCGGTCTCATACTCAAGCCTAACAGGAGAATTGTTTATATCTACCAGGTTGTAATTCTCAATGTAGTTACCATACATTAGCCTGTTGCCCATTAATGTTTGAGCCTGAGCCAGTAAAGGAACATTGTCAAAAAGTCTTAATAATTCTGACTGCGGTAGTATTGTAAATATTTTGCTGTTCCTAAATTCAAACGTGTAGTTTGTATTGTCAGCAAGACCTAATTCAGATTTTTTTAATTTTTCTACAACCTTAATAACAGTACCACTGCTGTCCTTAAATAACAAATCTATGGCTTTAACCAAAGAACTACCTGAGTTGTATGTTATTACTGCGGTGTTAAAATTGTTTATCATACCATCATTAAGATATGATTCACTACTAAAACTAAAGGGTTTTGCAATAAACGCAGCATCTGAAAACTGAGACGTAGCCGAGTACTCATCATCATGGTACTCATACCTGTACGCAAACGAAATAAGTCTTTCTTCTAAGTAATTTTCTTGACCACCGCTCGTGGTAGTCATCTCAACAGTTGGTGCGCTATTAGGCGGTTTTTTTATAACCAACAATGACTCAAAAAATAAAGAAGCATCGCCATCACCATCAACAAGCGGAGTTCCACTAGGACTGTCGTAGTTACGTTGTGTGTTTAAAAACCTTGGAGGGTTATAGTTATCTGTCCAAAACAGCAACCCATCCACTAAATTAATTCCTGTAATAAGAAATTTTTCGTTAAAATTTAAAGTTGTTTCGGTAGGGGTTGTACCCCCTTTAGATACGCTTATTGCGTGGTATATTAAATTGTTAGTGGTTACGTTAAAAGAAATTATTAAATCTAGCTTACCTGTTGGTGATAGAGAAAAATCAGAGTCATGAATAAACCAATACAGTGTCTCGTTAGCTCCGTCGTCATACGCTCCAATACATTTAGCTAGGTTGCTTAAAGTTTCTCCTTTGTAGCTTAAAGACGTAAGCTTTGTGTTACCCTTAGAGTTTTCAACAGCACCCACCTCCGTGGACTCAGAAGAACCAAGCCTAACATTTAATGCGTCAACATATTGTCCGTTTGGAACGAGTCGCTCGTCAACGGATTTATTCATCTTACCTGCTATGAAATTTCTTTGAATTTTAGCCATATTATTTTATCCACTTATCTCTCCCCCTCAAGCTCATTAATAATCTCCCTGGGTGTATGTTGCTTAATCTTATTTTTGCGTTCCTTAGAAGCGATGATTTTGCTTTTCTAGCTCTATTTACAACATACTCTTGAACACCTAACTTAGAATTTAAAATTTGGTAACTAATATATGCGTAAACATAATCTTCAAATAACTTATTTACCGTAACCTGAGTGTCGTCTCCACCCTCCATACCGTCAGATATATACTCCAGAATACAGCTATTATTTGCCATAGTAGAGTCAAAGTTTATTACACCTGATTTTTTATCAATCCTAAACGTAGGGTTAGCATTTGCAGTTTCTGTATTAAGACCAAACCTTGCACCAACAGCAAAATCAAAGTACCAGCACCCTTCGTATTCGTAACCTGTTAAGCCATTATATGGACTCAAGCTATTTAAATATATGCTAGGCTTTTGACCTGTAATCCTGTCAAAGTCTAATGGAGAGTATTCTGGCTGTAGAGCCTTACCATCCTGATCAAAAAGTATTCTAGTGTCGTTTGCCTGAAGGTAAGCCTTTGCAGAATTTACTTGAACATTTTCTACCATAGGTCTTATAACACCATTTTGGTAGTAAGAAATCCTAACCCAGTTTACATAATCAGAAGGTAAAACAAACCTAAGCTCATCAGAAACAATTAGCTGCAATACCTTTACCTCTTTAAACGCATCATAATTTAACTCTTGAATCGCTCTCTTTGCATGAAACAGTATCTTAAACCTTTCCTCATTGTTTACCAGAGAATGGTTCCCTGAATACATTAACTCATAGTTTACAACTATGTCTTTTAATGACACGTACTGGTAAGAACCCCAGTTTTTATTTTCAGGTGCTACACCTCCATTTTCGTAATACTCGTATTGGCTAATGTATGACATATCTATTTCTCGCTATTATTTTCAGCAGACTCTACAGCCCCTGCGTATTGTACAACAGATGCCTCTCTTATTGAAACCCCTGCGTACTGTAGTATTTTCATTGTTAAGTCGGTGGCATCATCTGCAAACAACTCAAAGTCCTGATAATCAGACTGAGTTTGATCAAAAACAGGTTCGCTATTGTTCCCTAAGTCTACATATGTCCACTTAGGAGCCTTGGGGTATCTTATGTACTGACAAGCAACTGTTGGTGCTACGACAGCTAATGGGTACACTGTTGCAATATTCCCTTCCGTAGTATAAGCAGGAAACATTGTAGATGGTGCTGTTAATGGAGAGCTGTTTAATAATAAAATTTTACTTTGCTCAATCCTTTCCAACTCTGTTCCACCTATATATATTTTATTTATTAAGTAATAATCAGATCCTGTAGTAGCAATGGATGGTAACAAAAAACTATCTTTTAAAGTACCATTCTGATTTAAGTTTAATGTTACCGAAAAGAAATCAATAACCTCAACATATCCTTTCTTTATATCTGCATATCCTGTACCTGAAGACCTTTGGTTTTCTTTGTTTACTTGGTAGTTATATGCGTAAAAGTAGTCCTCAAACAAATCCATCTGAGCCTGTTGTGCATATAGATTAAAATCTTGTGGAGAGATGTATCCGTAGTTGTTTTTATTTAATACAGCTAAAACTGTATTTCTAATATCGTTTATCATCCTGACTATTATTTACACAAAGATAATCAAAAAAAAAAGAGGCTTACTTTTTTGTAGACCTCTCTTTATTTACTGGTATACTTAAACTAATTAAGCATTTACAATACCTGTTACAGCTTTAGGTAATTTTACAGAAAACATTGGTCTTGTCCAACTTGTAACTAATGCTGACTCAGTAGCATCTAATATAGCTGAATAAACATCATGAGCAACTTGTGCAGCAGTTGTTACTGTAGTAGCAGTTCCGTCCATGTACTTTATGACAACTGTTGTTGCAGTTGCAGTAGGTGTACCGATTGATTTTACTCCGTTAAGACTAATTAATTCATTAGTAATAGGAGCGTTTGTAACTTTAAGAAATTTTTCCATTTTATAAAAAATTTTAATGGGTTAATAAAGAACAAATATAAACAAAAAAAGAGACCTTATTTCTAAAGCCTCTAACATGAAAATAACTTATCCCCTAAAAAAGTCATTTATAGTGCAAATATAAATAAATAAATTAATTATCCAACATTTTTTCTAAATGTTTTAAAGACTCTATCCCATCATCAGATTGAAAAAATGATGACACAATATAAATAGGGTCCTCGCCATATGGTATTGTGCAAAGCCTTGTCTTATTAGTTTTGGTGTTAAAGAAAACTTCCTTGTTTTTGTTTCTGTATTTTATAAGACCCACCTCAAGAAGCTTATGTACAGTAGATTGAAGCTTCAGTACAGGGTCGTTTACAAGAGACATAAACTCTATTGGTTCTCTTTTAGCATAAACTAAAATATCTCTCTTCATCTCATCCGTGGTTATAGTAGATGGATCTTTAGAGAACAAAACCCTTGTTAATGACTCCAACTGTGGTAGCGATAAAGAACGTGCCTCTATCATTGCATCAATCTCTATATTAATATTTTCAACAACGTCTTGTGCGTCTTTAGATTTATCAAGCTCTTGAAACTTTATTCCGTTGTGTGGGTGTACCTCTAAAAATTTTTGTAAAACTTGATTGGACTTAGAAACCCTTAGAAAACCATCTTCAAAAATAACTGGTTCTATAATTGCGTTTCCATCCTGCTCATCTACAAATGGTGATTTTTGATTACGTGCGTAACGTAATTCTCTGTTTACTTCTGTTTCTGGGTCAAACCAAAGAAGTGGAAACCTTCTTGTGTGTCTTGTTGCAAGCATTAAAGATAAAGGTGCTGCGTTCCTTGTTAACTTGTAGATCTTGTCTACTCTTTGTACTTTAGTTTTCATTAGATAAAATTTAATTTAATACTTTAAAAAAGGAGCCCCTAAGAGGCTCCCTTTTCTTTTGTTTAATATTCTTAGTCTTGGAAGATAAAGAAGTTGTTTGCACCTAAAGTACATACAGCTCTTTCACTTAAGAAGTTTACCTCCATTGCATCCAAGTCAGATGTTTTTGCACCACCAGCAGAACCAGTAATCCAAGTCTTATAACGTCTGTCTTCAGTTTCTGAAGCTCTGTACCTTACGTGTAAGAAAGGTCTCTTAGCATTCTTCCCAAGGATCTGGTCGTAAACAGTTGTAGAACCTGCAGGAACTAACAATCCATTAATACTTCCTGTACCATCAACACCACCACGCATGGTTGGGTCGTTTAAGTACTTCCAGTCAGACTTGTAAAAGTCATAACCTCTACGGAATCCTGTGAATCCTAAGTTAAGAGCCATCTCCTCATCATTGTCAAAAAGACCGTATGAAGTTCCACCCGCACCGTAAGAGTTTTGAGCAGCTAACATATCGTCAATGTCAAAGCCAAAGTCTCTGTTTAAGAAAATAACATTTTCCTCAATAGAACCCTGCTTATCTAATCTAGATATAATAGAATCAAAGTCTGCTAATGCATTAGGATTTCCACCTGACCATACATTACCTCTATTTTGTACTACATAGAATACACCCTCAGAACCTTTGTTACCAACTTGAGTAGAAGTCGTTTGTGCTAAAACACCTGATCCAGCTTCAGCAGGAACAGCTTCAATCATTGCAGTCTCTAGGTAGTCATCAAAACGCAATCTTGTTTCGTGCTCAGACTTCAAGTACCATAGGTAACCTGAAGCACCATTTTCTGTAGTTACCTCAATCCATCCGATTTGAGCCATATCAGAACCTGATACCGCATACTTATCTTTTATGATAATTGGTGAATTTTCAAAGATAAAGTCATCAGCCTCTAAAGAACCTTGCATTCCATTTGTTCCTTTTCTAAATTCAGAACCATAAATGAAAATACTTGCATCAGCATTTCCTACTCCTGAACCACCTGTGTAACCTGCTGCATCATAAAATGCAAGTGTTACCTGGCTGTTTGCAACGTTTACTAATGTAACAATAGCCTTAAACTCTCCTGAACCATCATTGTTTACAACAACAACCGTTTGTCCTACTCTAATTGCTACCTGAACAACTGCTCCTGAACCAGGTTGTGCTGTTGACCCTGCTGGGTTTAGTACATCGTTTACTTGAAAAATTGCTTCTCCTCCAGCTGCTACTGCTACAGTTCCACAATTTACATATTTAGTGTGTAGTCTTCCCTGCTCTGCCCATTTGATAAGGTCAGAGTTAGAAGGCATTTCTGCTCCAACCATTCTAATGAATGAGGAGATTGTTCTGTTACCATAACGCTCGAATTCTTTTTCGTATGTGTCTGGTAAGTACTGACTTAAAAAACTGAAGTCAGTTATATAATTTGATGCCAAAGGTGTTTGATGCGAACTTGGTTGCAAGTCAAAACCTGGCGTAGTCTGTACTGATCCTGCCATAATTTTACTATTTTTTTAATTAATTATTTTCTTTTTATACTTCTTATTTTAAGCCCCTTCCCACTATCGGTATTTAAAGACTTAAACTGTGTTCCTCCCTTGCTAGATACTTCAGGTGACCTACGTTCTGACATGTTAATATTCTTTGTCTTACGCATAACATCCTCTGTAGCATTAGATTTACCTTGTTCATAAAAGAACGCAGCAAATTTTTCAGGATTCTGTGCAATCGCTACACTCCTATGAAAACCTTTAGAATCTTTTAAAAGACCGTCATCATCTAAGTATTTGGTTGCCCATCCACCAGGATTCAATGCATTACTTTTTAAGTCTTCTAAACTAGACGGAGAAAATGTTAGTGTCTCTTCACCTACATTAAATTCAAAACCTTTGAACTCAGGCGTAAATACCTCTAACGTTTTAGAGTTGTAAAACTCTTTTTTTCTTGCAGTCTCTTCATCATAAGATTTTGCATCTGCGATATACTGCTTATAACCATCCATGTCTTCGTCAGATACATTTGAAGATTGCGTTCCCCTTGACTCAAGTGGTTGCTTGTACTTCTCCTGCATTCCTTTGAAATAATCTTTGGCTTTAGCAATAGCTTTTTTCTTCTTTAACTTAATTTTCTTTATGTCAGACTCGTCGTCTAAGTCTTCATCAAAAGAATAGTCATCCATTAGGGTGTCTATATCCTCCTCGTCAAGACCATCCTCAGTCGCAACTAAGTAATCCTTAAGTAAAGAATCAGGGTTTGATTCATCAAAGTTTTTTTGTAACTCTACAAAATCTTGAATACCTCTGCCTGTATCTTTTTTATATTTAAAGTAAGCAGCAACATCATCAGGCAATTCTTCCTGAGTTTCTCGCTCACTCATTAACTCATCGAATGAATTAATTTCTTTGTTATATCTTTTTCCAATATATGAAAGAACGTCTTCTTCTTTTAATTCAGATGGCTCTTCTAATTTTAAATCTGCCTTTGGTTCATTGTTTAATTCAACTTCGTGCTTATCTAAAAGCACTTGTTCAACCTCTTGAACTGATTTTTCTTCCCCTACTGTTACTTCTTTTACTGTGAATGCCATATGATTAAATTTAATTACTACAAATGTAAGAAAAAAATAATAGTGTTTTTAAGCCCTACCTTGGAGAAAACTCAGAAAGATCAAACCCATCTAAGCTATCCTCGTTAGACTCAAAATTTACTGGTGGTAAATTATTTTTTCTTTGCTGTATTAGTTTTGATTGTTCTGTATTTGCTTGACTAATTCTTTTAGATTTAGCACCCTCTCTTTGATCTTCTCTTTGAGATAATGATTCAGAATCTAAGCCCCTTAACTGTATGTTATAGTTAAACTCTTCCTGCATTAGCTTGCTCTTTAATACCGCCTCATTATTTTGTTTCTCAATCTCAAACGCTATCTCTGCCTGCTTTAATTGCATCTTACCTTGTATTTCAGCTTGCTGCTGCTGAACCACAAGCTGTGCACTCATCTCCTGAGACTTTAACGCTTGCTGTGCCTGCATTGCTTGAATTTGCATTGCCTGCTGTTGTTTCTGTTCCTGGAGTGCTTTACGTTTTACTTTAAGCAACTGATTAGCTAACTTAATGTTTTTTATTTCCCTAATATCAATAGCGTCCTCTAAGTTTATGTCACCCTTAGATAAAGCCATCTGTATGTTTTGTTCTAACTGTGCTTTTTGTTCCTCGTCTGGAGCTATCTCAATAAATATTCCAAAGTCATATATATATAAATCTTTTATTTCATCTAAAATACTAACATTGTATTTACCAATAGAGTTAACAAAGTCATCCTTAAAATCCGCATACTGTAATATATCTGCAATTCTATATGTTATTGCTTCGGCTAGAGTTCTATAAATATATAAAGAGCCCTCTAGTATGTGCCTGGTAGCCACGTTTGAGTTTAGTGCAGCTAACTTTTGTAGTCCAACTAAAGAATTAGGATCAGGAGTTGATGCATCTCTCGCCTCATTTAGTCCTGTAACTTGCCTAATCATTCCTAAGTAATGGTTGTAGTTTGCAATAAGCATTTGTGTTTTACTAGCACCTGAACTTGATTGAAGTTCTTTGATTGGAACCTTTCCTTGATTGTACTCGCCATCCTGTGTATAGCTTCTACCAATAACAGAACCTGTTTGAAAGTATAGCCTTAAAGCATCCTCTGGGTTATAAGCGTTTCCTGTACCAAGGTCTACCTCATTTAACCCATCAGCATCAATGTATACACCGTCTGGAACAACCCTAGAAATAACTTGCTGTAATTTTAAATGAGTAATTTGAATTAAATCCGCAAATGGAATCATACGTCTAGTTAAAGATTCTATAGCGCCCTTATACATCCTTGGAGCTGTAGCCACATAATTTGGAAGTGCGTGTTGCTGGGCAGACTTTGGTCTAACCATATTCTCAGCAAGCTCCCACTTTAGTAAAATATTTGTACCCATAACCATAATACCCTCGTACCAAACGTCAATGGTTTTTTCCATTTTTTCAAAACGACCCTCTTCCATCATCTCAACAGGAGGATTAAACTGGTCATCTTTTTCAATAACCTTTGTCCCACCGTTTTCTAGTATCTTTTTTTTATACACCACTTTTTTTGTGGTCTTATAGTTAAAATACATAAGGGTAACTGTGTCTTTGTAAAAAATATCATTCTCATAAAACTGAGCTACATTGTAATAGTCGTACCAACTTTGAGAGTATTTAGATATTTCTTCTAAGTCCTCGTTTGTTAGAGACTGATCAATTTTCATTAACTCAGTAATTGGCAGTGTTTTAATTTCACCCCAATAGAAACAATCTTTAAATTGAGGATCTTCAGTGTAACTGTAAACAATATTTGCAGGGTCTACATACTTTACTTCAACACCTGCGCCTGGTAAAAATTCATGCTTTGCACACCCTATACCTAGAACAGTTAAATCGTAATCAATTCTTTTTCTTGCGTCGTTGTAATGGTTTTCAGCAAACACAGTATTAATAGCCTCTTCCTCAGCAATCTCTATTGCTGGCTTGTACTTAAGCTGCATGTAAAGGTTTAGCTCTTCATCTGTTTTAGGAAGATCATCGGGGTTCATAATAAACGGATCAGCACCTGTTTCTTTTTCAATAATCTGCAGTATATCTTTCGCTGCTGATTGACCCTGTATCATATCCTGATACTTACTTCTTTGAGACTGAGACATTGCATCTTCAGCATACACTTTTACATCAAACAACCTGTCATTCATTCCGTTAACGACAACGTCAACAAACTTTGGAATAATAGGGACAGGAGTCCAGTCTAAATTTAAATAACTTAGATCACCATCTACCGCAAGCTCGTTTTTATATTTTGCAACCGACTGCTCACCTCTTGCGTAAAGTCTTAATCTAGAAAAATCTCTCCATTGATTGTAATACCTACATCGACTTCCATCACCCTTAAACCATTCGTATTGAATAGCCTGACCTATCTGTAAGCCAAATTCATCAGAAGCTTTTTTTGAATCAGAAACAAACTGACTTGGAAAACCAACTGACGAGATATTTATTTTTACGTCTTTCATTTATCTAATTATTTCACTACAATTTCCTTTATTCCTGTATCTAGCAAAGTTAACTATAATTTTTGATTCTTTTTTTACAGGCTGATACAAGTGTTTTTGACAAGCCATGATAGCCAAACCAGAGCTAATTGACGCATCAAACTTGGTTCTGTTGCTGATGTCAAACTTAGCCCAGTCTTCTAACGTACTCCCAAATGGCATATATCCCATCTCATCGGAACCTATTAAACCTACATACGTTTCAATATAAGACTCAATAGCGGCTGCGTGAGCTTGCTTTACTGACTCACTCGAGTTAGGTATACCCCCAAGTTCTTTCTCTGTCTTAGAGAGCTTGTTTTTAAGTTTATCAGGGCGATTGATACTATAGCCTCTGTACCCCCTATTTTTAAAGTGATACAAAAGCCTTGGCTTATTGTTTTCTACTAATATAGGCATACCATAAAATACACATGCCATTAAGACATCCTCAAAAAATATTTCTGCAGTCTGTGGTCTGGCAACATATTCTAAAAAAAACTGATTGACTGGTGCGTCATCCATGTGATAACTAGTAAGCCCATGCAAAGCTCCGTTAGAAGCACCCCCACCAACTGTTCCTGATATATCATAACTGTCACAACCAAACGCACCCAAATGTTCGTTTGCAGGATAAAATATTCCGTTTTTTTTAATTTTTCTATTTTGTAAAGTTTTTTTAGGAATCCATCCCAATAAAAATCTACCCCTATTGTTAGGAGTCCAGATAACCTCAGTGTCTTTTATTCCATTCTTCCAAGAAAATGATCCCCTTGTTAGGTGGTGCTCTTTTATTAAAGAGTCGTTATAATCTATCTGTTGATATATTTTGGTAAGGTTAAACAAAGACTGCTTGCTCTCGTCCCTAAACGCATGAGACTCTGTTCTAGGAAATTGTCTATAGAATTCGTTTAATGCGTCCGCATCATTTTTTAAAGAGTCAACCTCATTTTGCCAGTATTCTACTACATTATCCATTGGCATACCATACTCGTCAATATAGCCCTCAAAGTTCCATTCCATTGGAATAAACAAGGAGTAAAGACCCGATTTTGTTTGACCGTTTGCACTTCTGTTTTTAGTGCTTGAGTCGTTATATAGTTTCTTAAATTCCTCCCCACCCTTGCTTAACGCATTTGATGTTGACCCCATCATACACTTACCAATAATTCTTTTACCTAGCCTTAAACAAGTTTTAGTAACACGATAATTATTTTGTATATTGTTTGGCTTAAGCCATTTACCACTCTCATCATGAGCTAGTAGTAGTAGTTTCTCACCATCATATGAGTTGTCATCTGTATTCTTCCAGTCAATGGTAGTGTCAAGACCCTCCATCACATTGTCATCTATCTCATACATATTCTTTTTTGTAATCTTAGATGCAGGAACCCTAAAAGCTAATTCTGTTTTAGGTTTATCCATACCATCCTGTACGGGTTTAAAAAAGAATGGATAGTTTCTTACAATTGGTACAACCTTATCGGTAAACATTTTCTTTGCATCTGGACCTGTTTTAGATAAAATACCTATACGAGAATTTTTAGATATGGTTCCTATATTTGCACACTCTTCCGAAGCCATATAAGAAAA